GCGAAGGCTTGTGCTTCAACTGCGACAATGCTGGCCTGATCCAGCAGGGATTTGTCAGGCCATAATACTGAAAGGTATAATACCACATGGTATTATCATTTTCCTGATGTCAGGAATATGATGAACACCTCGTTGAAATCAACGGCATGTACGGACAATTGCCGTACAAAAGTGTAAAATGATTGCTTTACTTTTTGTCAAGTTTTGACAAGGTATAGCTTGACAAGTCTGTCGCAAAAGTTGCCGATATTTGCGACAATATATCACGCAATATTGCGGAAACAGGATAGTTAGCGGTCAGTTCTGTAAAACCTCCTATAATTCTTATAGTAATCAATTCCACATACAACCCAACAGAAAAACTCTGTGAGATAATATCTAAAAGGAACGAACCTACCGCTAACAGCGGCTTTGCAAAATTGTATCAATCTGTATTGTTTCATATTTAATTTATTTAAGCAACTTCGCAAAGCCGCAAACCGTTAGCGGTAATACTACTTACCACCACTCAACGAAAATTGTAATTGTTCTTTACATTCGCTCGACCTGTCTTTTACAGAATTGAAAATCTTTGTTGCAGTTTCCATATCTCCGCAAACCAAATTAAAAGGAATATCAAAGCAATGCCATTTTCCCTTACCGATATTACTTGCTTCGGCTTGATGTGTTTGCTTCATAAATTCTCTAATTTCTTCGGGAAATTCAATTCCTAATCTTTTTTCAATTTGGCTTACTGATTGATTGCCTAACATTATGCTCATTGTTTTACGTTTTTAAATTTTAACCCTCGTAAATTAAACCGTACTACCGCTAACAAGGGTTTGTAGCAATAGGGGGCAGAAGTGCAAGTTTTGAGCCTTAGTACTTCTATTAGGCTTTTGTAGTGCATTGAGAAGTAGTGCTATAAATCCCCTACTGCTACAAGCCCCGAACCGTTAGTGGCAATTTAGCGACCACGTTAAACCACGTTTACGGAAACCACCACGACATTTATGCGGACTTGGTGCGTCAAAAGTATTTCGACCACATAAATCACAAGTATATTTTACTTTGCACTCATTAGGGAACTTTTCGCCAGCCCATAAAATAGGCTTTTTAACTGCATCTTGCATTTTGTTTAAAGTCCATTTTATCCCTTTCAAAGTTTCGCTTCCAACTGTTATTGGATTGGCTGTATAACTATCAGGCACTTCATTTTTATAATAAACTTCGTGCAACTGAAAATATACTTCTCCGTTGTTTTCGTGTGCTAATATTCTATGATTCCAACTCATTATATTAATTTTTAAATTTACGTTTGACAAATAAACTGCCACTAACACGGGTTTGGCAAAATGGCTGTTCAGTAATTCTATCAATCATTCTTTTTTAATTTTAAAGTTTAATTTTTCTATTTAACTTCGGGTTCAGCCACTTCGCCAAGCCCGAAAACGTTATATGCTATGGTTTGAGCATAACACTTCTAACATTTTTACCACAGACAGGACAAAAGTTTACTCTAAAATCTTTATCTTGCTGTATATTTTTTATGTGTGGCATACATTTAGTTTGGTCAGCTAAATACATCCATCTAATATCTAATTCTTCTAAAGCACCACAGCATATAACATCGGCTATATGCAATGCCTTTCCGATTTTATCAAATATTTCCAAATCTTCCATATCGTTCTTTTAATTAAGTTAGTGCAAGTTTCAACATCGGCACTGCACATAGCCGAGTACCATTAGCTTCAATTATTCCAAGAATTCAATCTCTCGGCTTCGTATTTAGCTTTACTAATTAATAGTGGTGTCCATCTGCCTTTATTTCTTAAAGCAAGTTCTTTGCTCCAAATATGTACGCTTTCAAATCTATCATCCATTTGAACATAACTTCCATATAATTCTTGGAATAACTGGAAGCTAACAGCACCTAAACAAGATGGCTGGCTTTCTGCTTCTAATAATCTTTTATCTGTACTCATAATTTCGTTTTTTTAATTAAGTTCCGAAGTATAATCAGCCACCTCGTTTAGCTGCCAATCCGTTAGCAGCAATCATAATTGCTTTTCTATTTCCCTATTCAAGTACCACTGCGCCTTTTTCAAGTCCTCCAGCTTGCTTCCCTTCTTGCCTGCCCGGCTGATATACTTAATGACATTGCCCAGGTTAAAGCCAAGCTCCCAAGCCTCTATCACCTTGATTGCCTCATAGATATTCTCTGCTCCACCATAGTGAGCAGGATGATCTACTGCCTGCAATGGGTCAGCATCCGGCAGGGTGTTAAGGTAACTACTGATAATATCTCCCATAATTAAGGATAATAAAATAATGGTTTAGGGTGATTAAAATCTGACATGGTTCTGCCTCTTAGCTCATCCATATCTCTGTAAAGTTTTCCGTTGAAGTACCAACCGGCATGCCTGGGCTTGCTCCGCATGTTAATAAGCTCAGCCTTGATTAGCACATCATTCAGGTCAATCTCATCCTTATTGTCCAGGATAAAGTCAATCAGCTCCTCTATTTGATTAGGTATGCTCATTTAGATTCGTTTATCAATCTCTCAATTACATGTTTAAGGTATGTGAGCGCAGATAGGCCACCAGACCAGTAGTTCCTGGTTGCCTTATCATTGCCATCATGATTCATCAGAAGCTGCTTAGACTTCATCTCCTTCTTGACAATTATTAAAAGCTGCTCAAGTTGTGTCATACAATTAGGCGGTCAATGTTAATGTCATGCGATTCCTTCAGCTCATTCCAGGCTTCCCAGATGTGAGCTTCATCAATGTGCTTGCCATCCTCTGATGTGTCAACCAGTTGATTAAGTTTGTTTCGCAAATCCCAGATAAACAAGGCCATGTCTAAGGACTTAACGCACCTGTAATGCTCCATAGCATCATCTGAATCACTAAGGTCAAATGTTAGTGTTGCCTTCATCTTTTTAACTGCATCTTTTTAGTTGAATTGTGCCAGCCTATGTGCTTTACAAAGCCCCTGCACAATGTTGCGCCTATAAATCCAGCATCGCTGTACTTCTTATTATAGGCCATTTCAGAGGTTATGTGATTAGACCTATTCCACACGCAGAAGTCTCCGAATTTGCCCATTGCCTTGTAATCGGCATATCTACGAAGACCAGGATTCCAGGTCATGCCATGCCAGACACGCCTGAAATTCTTAATCATGTGCTGATACCTAATGCCCTGCTTAGTTAAGTGCATTCCAGATGCAACTGGATGCCCATTCCTGTCGCTGGGATGCCTTAGCCAGACAGTGTGAATCTTAGGATCAGCATCTAAAACAGAGCGAGAGTCGGCAATAAAGCCTGTCTGATAAAACTCCCAATCATCCTGGCAGTGGAAAATGTAAGGTGTCTGCACCTGCTGATAAAGCACATCCAGAGCATGAACCTGACCAGCATATTCACTAAATGACCAATCACTCATTATCTGCCAATGTCTCATCAGGAATCGGTCAAGGTCAGCTATTAATTCTGCCGGATGCTGGCCCGAATCTTCATGTATCAGGAACTGAGCCGGAGGCTTGCCATCCCAATAAGTAACAAGGCTATTCACCGTGCGCTCAAGCAAGTCAAATCTCCCGCAGCTGGTCAGGCAGATGGTTATATCTCTATCACCCATAAACATAAGTAATGAATTTAATGATTAATAAGCCTATCAGAATTGCATAAACAACGTAGAATATGCTTTTCATCAATATCTCCTTGAGTAACTTCTCCATGTGTTCTCCCATAATCGTATTAAATGAAGTATTGATTATCAAGTAACAATAATTCTGTTCCTGGTGCAACCTTTTTCCAGCTCTCATTATTCCATAACTTCATCTGGGTGTTGAACTGCTCCTCTGTGATGACACAGCCAAGGAATTGAACGGTTACTCTGCCTTCGCTGTAAGTAAAGCCTATGCGATACTCATCATTAACTAAATGATATACCAGCAAGTTACCACCCATTAGACATGCTCTCTGGAGATCATGCATGTCGCACCCGGTTACATCTACCCACAGGTCATTGTAGGCATCGAATCTGATTTTAGCTTTCATGTTCATAATTAATTATTGGTTAGATTTGAGTGGCAATTAAGGCAAAGGGAAAATAACTGCAAAATTATTTTACAAAAAAGTTATGCCGGTATATGACTCCACATCAGCCTTCCTGAAGCAGCAGCTCAAGAACTTTAAGCAGGCCAGCAAAGCCGACAAGGTGCTGAGGGCAGCTGCTCTTTATGCTGCTCCGGCTGTCCAGGATAGAGTGCAGGATAGCGGAAGAAAGTCAGATGGTTCAGAACTTCCTCCTTATGACTCTGGGCGTACAATAGGCAAAGGAAGCCCTATAAGCAGAAAGTTTGGTGAAATAGCGAGTCAGAAGCAGGTCAAAGCAAGAATGCGAGCCTTTGGTGATACAGATGAGTTCTATGGCTATGCTGACTTTCGTAGGTCATTAGGCAGACAGACTGCTTACATGGACTTGACATTAACCGGAGACATGTGGGCAAGCTGGAAGCCAGTGCCAATAAGCAATACAGCCTATGGTGTTACATTCACTACAACAGAACAGGCAAAAGTTGCTGGGTATCTTGAGGAACGTTTCGGTGCTATTTTTGAGCTGTCAGACAAGGAGCTGGAGCAATCACTCCAGATTATCAATCGCCTGGCTACTGAATTACTGAGTAAATGATTGTTACAAAGGTTACTGTTGAATCTGCGCTGAAGGCTCTCTGCGAGAACCTGGCAGGCACATTCGTTAATAACATGCTCAACTATGGCGAAGCTGTGGAGAGCATTGTTGAAGGCAGTGCTGGCAACTATGTAACTAAGGATGGAAACACTTATTGCGCTGTCAATGATACTTATCCTCTGGTAGTGTTCTTTGTCCGGGAATCAGCCTCAGTAGAGGCAGCACCAGCCGGAGGCAGAGCCAACAGCCTGCTCAGGACAGTGAACTTTAAACTGATAGCCAATTCAACTTTTGAAAATGCCGAATTTGGCATTGCCACAATAATCAACAGAACAAAAGGTATAACCTATGCCGGTACGGATTACAACTCGAAAGCAATTGCAAGCCAATACTTCGGACTTGCAGAACGCAACTTTGAGACCTACTTCTTCAGCATCGACTTCTCGGTTACCGAGAGGATTAGCTGTGAAGTTGCCTGTTGATGCTATCTACTTTATAAGTCTGCAAAAAGCCAGTCAGCGCAGAAATAGACTACTGCAATTTATGAGGGGCATTACCGATGTTCATGGTAATGATCCTCAGTGGCACAAAGCCAATGATGGTAATAAGCCAGGTCATAAAGTTGACAATCGCCTAAAAAAGTCAAGGAACAGGCCATCACTATCAATTGGTGAGATAGGCTGCTGTGCCTCACATCGGGAAGTGTGGACAAAAATTGTCCAAAATGGGCATCAGTCTGCGCTTGTTCTGGAAGATGATGCCCGATTCGACATTGACAAGCTCATCAATCTGGTAACTAATTGGAACAAATTGCCGGAGTTTGACTTCCTGCACTTAGGCTGGAACTATTACGCTGGCTATAAGGAGCAGACCATTGAGAAGGTAGAGATACCTGAGATTCCTGACTTGTGGAAAGGTGATGGAATGTGGCTGACTCATGCCTACATCATTACTAATCATTGCGCTCTGGATTGGCTGTCTAAAACACAAGTGCAGAATAATGGACTTGATGCCATGACAGCAGACATGCAGAGTGATTGCAATGCCTATGGCTTTAAGCCACCAATTGCCTACCAGGAGCGAGGCACTTCAGGAATGCTCCGGTCTCAAATTCATCATACAGGGTAACTTAATTAAATAACTATAATGGATAATCTACAGTACATCCGTGATGCCATCAGGACTGGTGGTAAACGAGCATTAGTCAAAGTAATTCGCTGGCAAATGAACCCGGCAACAGGAGCGCAGGACATACCTTACGAGGTAACAGTTAATGCTGCTGGTGCGCTTCGGGAACTTTCTAAGCCAGTTAATAAGCGGTCATTTAGCTGGAGCAAGATTAGGCCAATAGGTGAGCTTTACATCGGTAAGGTCATGCAGCCAATTGACCAGAACTCACTTAGCAATCCTGAGCTTCTTAGCAAGCTGAAGGCAGAATTGAAGGCACAAATACTTGCCGAAATGGAGGCAGAAATGAAAGCTACTGCAACTATCACCGAAGAAGAGGAAAAGCCAAAGCGTAAGCGCAAGGCAGTTGTTGAGGAAGTGTCAGACAATGACCTCGACAATCCAGCCAACTTTATTCACCCTGACCAGGACATTAACGATTTGCCCCTATAATTTATGAATATCAAAGAATTTTTAATCCAGCAGGCAAAACGTGCTGGGGTATCAGATGATCCAGAGTTCAATCTGATGATTTCTGCATCAGCATTGAATGACATTCAAGTGCCGGAGGCAGTCAGCAATAAGTTCAATACTAACCTTTATGACTTTGAGCTTGCCAAGACCAGCCTTGATCTTAAAAAGCACTTCATCAGCAATTACATGATGGGCTATGATGAGGAAATTGTTAGGATGGCTAAAGAGTACGGTCTTGACTCCAATAGCATTGAGGAACTGAAGGTGACCAAGAACTCAGGAGACAAGATTAAACTGGCTCTTAAAAAGCTAAAGGAGCTGGAGGAGAAGGCTAAGAATGCAACCAATAGCAACCAGTCTGAGGAGTTCTTGAAAAAGATGGCAGAGGCACAGGCTAAATATGATGACCTGGTGAGTAAGGCAGAGGCAGACAAGCAGCTGATTGAGCAGAGATATGTGAGCAAGATGAAAAACCTATGGGAACAGACACAGCTCAATGGCATCCAGTGGAATGACCAAATCCCCGAAGCAGCCAGAGTGCCAGCATATCAGGCAGTCCTGGAGCGCAAACTTGCACAGCTGGATGGGCAAATCATCTATGATGCAGAACGTAATAATGCTCGCCTGGTGAATGCTAAAGACCCATCACTCCCACTTGTCCACAATGGAAGAGAGTTTTCATATTCTGACCTTTCTGCATTAGTTTTGCAGGAAAATAAGTTACT